GCGCGCGAATGCGGAATAATTTGCAACCAAAAAACTCTTTAGATAATTCAGCTACCAATTCAAACTTTTTCATTTTATTTTCCTGTGAATTTGTATTTAGCTCTTTGCTGTTACTGTGCATCATTAATCCCCTTGCGAAGCTGTGCGGCATATGCCATTAGCAAGTCAAACGAATATCCTGTACCAAACAACGAACTAGCGGCATCCTCAACACCTTTTGCCATCAGCTCTCTTGTGAGTTCGTCGGTGACTGGGGTTTCAAGTGCCGATGACAATTTGTAGATGTCATGCATTGCATTCCACATTTCGCGATCATCGCTGTTTGTGAATTGCTGCGTGTAATCGTAGATTTCACTTTGTGAAGCCTTTAGCGCCGCATTCTCAGCCGCCATATCAGCCAACTTCTTCTCAAGTGCATCACGCTGCTGAACCACTGATTCGTATGTCTGGATTGGTAGGTTGTTCATGAATATCTCCTATGCGGCCCAATGCAGCTCGCGCGCCAGTTTCGTTAGAAAGGCGTTATGTTTTTCTGCTAGTCGCTGGTCTTTTATTGGATTGGATGTGAAGGTGTTATCGGGGAGTAACCAGCCGTTATTTTTTCCTGAGTAGGGAATGGTTACTTTCCCCACTCGGATATCATTGTGAGGATGCCACAAGGCTTATTCCTCGCTACTTCCATCAACTACTGAATACTCTCCGTGAATTACTGAGGCGTTCTCTTGATCAACTCCAGCCTCGGCTTTCTCATCCATAATGACGGCTTTCTGCATTTCGATACTGACTGGAAGATACTTAAATAGGCGGCGAATGACGGTCTTTTTCGCCATTTCTTCCCAGTGGGTTGACCACGGACCGCTGTTTCCTGCTTTGCTTTGGCTGCGAACCTTTTCAACTTGCTTGAAGGTCATAACTTCGAACTGTACGCCGCCATCTTTCAGTTTTGCTACAGCATAAACATGAGTGATTTTTGCATCTTCGTTCTCGCCAGGTATGTGTGTCAGGGTTTCATTTAGCCCGTACTCAAACTTGAACTCATCCCCTTCACGAACTGTACGGGCAGAGATGCTAACTATCTGACCAGACCGTCGTGCTAGGTCAATCATCCCGCGATACCCAATGATTAACTGCACATCCTTGCTAACGACTTCCCATTTCCCCGTTGATGGATTCTTTTTATTTTTATTGAATGGCAGGAGGTATGCGTGGCCTAAAGAGTTTCCGGGCTCAAGGCCAAGTTGTGAGCATTGAACTACGGAACCGATAAAGCTCTGCTGATTACAACCTGCCAGCTCCGGGTTTTTTCTTATTTCGGTAGTGATGATGCGGATCATCCGATCAGCAGTCATATGTCGCGGTAGCGCGGCTGCCAACTGATTTTTCATCGCTGGCTGGTTCATGAATGCTACAAGGGTTTGTTCTGGGGATTTTTCTGCTGGCGGTTTGGATTGCTGTGTCTTTTGCAGGTCTGCGGTTGCGATCGGTGGCTGGCTACTCATTTCTTAATTCCTTAGCCCAATATGGGAGTGACAATGTCTCGATGCCCGGCCACTCATTTGTGGCCAGACATTCAGAATAGGTACGTAGATTTCGCTTATATTCTTCCCGCCCAGCCTGTCTAGCCTGTGCATCTGACGTGAAGATTTTGACTGGATAACGACCACAATTTATTGATGTGCTGATCGCGAGGAATACGAAGGTAGGATGCTCGCCAAATTGCTTGTGATACCCATCTGAATAGAAGGGGTCTTGGACGTGGTACCGGTAGTCGTAATATGAGCGACCGAATCTATCCATGTCTGCTGTGCTCTTAACGTCTAAGCACCAGTTGAACTCAGTTATCATTTTGTCAGGGCGGCAACGGCATAAAACGCCTGTCTCATCATCTTCCCAGTAGATGCTCGCCTCCTGAATGCCTTGAGCTTCAAGCATCCATCTTGCTGTGGGGTGGGCGAGGGCGCTTTCGCGCATAATCTTTAATTTGCGCCCCTCCTCAGAGGTCATGATTGTCATGTTCAATCCTTCGCATTGCTTAAGAAATTCCTTTTCCTCCTCTTTCCCTGCATTGCTTCTGCGATTGAACTCAGGGGCCACAATAAACCGCTTGTCGAACTCATCAGGCTCAAGTAGCAAACAATGTAGAGCTGAGCCCATGTCGAGAGATTTTATCTTCTCTTCATCAACTGGGGCGTTTTTACGCCATAAATAAAAAGCTGGGTTTACTGCAATATCATCCAGCTGCGACTTACTAATCCCTTCACCAGCATGATAATCTTCGTTTGAAATATCATAATAAATGCCTGTTTCCATCATGCCGCCCATCCATACTTATCGTTCCATTCGGTTTCTGCTCGTTCCCATGCCATTACCGTGATGAACTCGTTGTATGCATCTTTAGCTTTTGATGTATACAAGCCCATCCGAACCGATTCAGGAAGGTTAAAGCCAGCAAATGACTCTGGCCCATCTGGGTACTCTGAAAGGATTTCTTCTGCGCGATTATCAATCCAATTCTGACGCTCAAGTTCGGCGTCGCTTTGCTTTATTCGCTGATCTTCAATGTAATCCTGCAACTGGTATGCGTTCACTTCACACCTCCGTTAACCCTTGCTAGGTCGCTAGCTATATCCCATAAGACACCATCTCGTAACCGGCATGACTCCATAGCCAATGCTCGAAGTAGCTTTACTGAGTAGCTCATAAGGGATTACCGGGCTGATTCAATAAGTCGATAAGACGGCGAGCGGCGCGTTTAATCCGCTCCCAAGAATGTTTAAGTTGTGATTCGCGAAGAGTGCCCATGCGAGGGCACCCTGCAAAGCTGAGTTCTTGCATGGGGTTACTCCTGTTTGATTGATTAGTAGTTGATGCTGATAGGTGTGCGCTGACCGGAGGCGGCTAACGCTTTTTGATTCTTAACGATGGCACAAACACATTCCCGAGCTGCTGCTTCGCTTAAGCCAGTGCTCATAAGAATCGCCATAGCTGCATTATTGATTTTCTTCTGGTGAGCGATATTAGCGGCGCGGCGAGCTTCTTCATCCTTGATGCGCTTTTCTTCGGCTAATCGAGCTTGTTCTCTGGACTCTGCCGCTGCGCGTTCACGCTGAATGGCTTCTTCTTTTTCACGCTTAGCCTTTTCCTCGGCGGCGATGCGGTCACGCTCCGCTTTCTCTGCCAGCTCTTTGGCTTCACGTTCGGCGCGTTCCTTCGCCAATGTCGCTTCACGCTCTCTGGCCGCTGCCGCTTCGATTTCACGCTTTGCAGCTTCTTCTGCTTCGTGCCGCGCTTTCTCTTCTGCCTCACGCTTAATACGTTCTTCATGCTCGCGTTTGGCTTGCTCGGCTTTCTATCGTGCTTCTTCGCGGTCGCGGTCAATCTTCTCGTTCATGAGTAAAGCCATTTCATGATCGGCTTCAAACTTCGCTGCGCGCTGACGGTCGAACTCTGCATCCATTACCAGCGCTTCTTCATGCATGGCATTCATGGCTTCCGAGGCCTTGATCCGCTCCTGTTCAGATTCCCACTCAGTAAGTGGTCGGCGAACCTCATCCTTAAGCGCATCGAGCCGCTCACGCACTAATCGGCGACTTTCATCAATCTGCTTTGGTAGCGCCTTTAGCTCGGCAACAAGGTCTTTGCCAGCGTTGTCGATATAGGTTTTCGAACGGGCAACTTTATGCGCCATAGATGCGATAGCGTCTCGTCCTTTCTTTGTCGATAAGTCCGGCACCAGACTGCGAGCCTCTTTCTCGATAGCCTCAATAAGTGGGTCTAGCTGCTCTTGGCTGGTGAAGACCGCTAGAGCATTAGCCTTCTCAATGACGACTAAATCTGTAATCTCGCTCACTGGCGATCTCCTTTGTTGGTTTCATCGCAAAACGCCTACGCTTTGCGATGAATTTCGGGTATAAAAAAGCCGCATTTAAGCGGCTGTTTCTTTCTGTGCTTCCTTGCTAGATATGTCTCTATGTCGCTCTTGCAGTTTATTTAAAACAAGCATTCTCATATCTGCCGGTAAGCTTCCAAAAATAGAAGAAATCACTCCTGCCGCATTACCTTCGAGTTCCATTGTGTAATTCATAAGCCATACTTTCGCTTTTGCGCTATATGGTGCCTTCTTTGCTGCCATACTTTCCTCCAGCCATAAAAAAGCCCCTAACGAGAGGGGCAAAACGTGTCAGCTAACCAGAGCAGTCATTCTCCAGTTATGAGCGGGATTGCTCACAGCAGATACTCAGTGAATACCTGCTAGGTGCATTACTCGTCACGGGCTTTTAACATTGCGTCTGCCATTTTGTAGGATACTGTTGCTATCTCATCATGCTGGCCATCGTGATATGTGACACCTATTGCGAGCATCGCTTTAGCTGCGAAGTAGTCGCGCATAGACATTCCCTTATCCCAATCATCCCACTTATCACCAGCTCCATCTGGAACATTTGGAAATGCAGGCCCGCCGTTATCACCTTTCATATCTATCTCCATTCTGGGTATAAAAAAGACCGCTAGGTGGCCTTCTGGTCATCATTTATGCTTACAGGCCCATAATATTCGTCTGGATTCAGAATGAGCTTCTTCTGCTGCTCTGTAGTAAGCTCAATATCTATCTTTCTGTAGGTAACTGACCCCATTGCATTAACAACATGGCCAACATACTGAACCATTACAGTTAATGACTTCATTTGGCCTCCACGATTCTGCCGAATGCTTTGCCAAGCTCGAAAGTGGCTCCGACCATCTCATCATTTTTTTCAGCGCGGAACGCTTCCAGTAGTCGAAGCGTGTCTTCGTCAGTCGCCCAGGTTTTTCCATTTGCTTCGAAAGTCTCCATACCTACCTCTCTAAATTAAGGGAATGCTCTTCCCGCGAATCTACTTAATAATGTGAACCGCTTCTTTGCGTGTATTACGGTGGCCTGCTGCGTATAGAGCGACCTCTGGAAGACAACATGAGCCTTCGTACTTGCTCACCATGCTGGTGATCGTAACCACTTCAGATTTCATGCAAGACTTACGCTTACACTGCAATACAACGCGTGATGGGGTAGGGCGATGCATAACCTCTGAGCTTACCGCCTCTTGGCTTTGCAACTCTGCTCTACGTGCACGACGACGAGCTGCTGAAGAACCTTTGAACTCTGTTCTGCGAGACATAAATACCTCCTGAGTTAACTTTGGTGATGCGTTGCCAGATGCTGATCTTCTGGTTGGCTCGGAGGCCTGCAATTCATCGCATCCCAAAATTAACTTTGGTATATCTGGCTTTTCAGCCACGTAGGTGAATCCATCACCGTTGTTTAAAGAGCTTCCAACTTCCTGTCGGTTAGTGCGTCCTGCTGTGTTGATGAATGAAGTATACGTATCGTATTCATATGATGCAATACGTTATGTATACAAAATTTGTAATGTATACGTATTGTCATGATTTATATGTGTATTTATTTTTAATATGAGTGTCGTGGATATTTTTATGGTGCTAAAGTGAACAAACCAGGAGGGAATATGGATAAAAACGCGATCGGCTATAACGACCTATGCGAAGCAGTGGGAAAGGCAACGCTGAATTTGGTGTCTTACAAGCAAGAGGTGATGAAGGAGTACATCATTTCGATGTTGGAATCTTTCGCTCAGATTGAGTATGACGAGAAGAGAAGGGCGACGTACATAATGGCAGCGGAGGCAATGAAGGAGTGAGGGCAATAAAAACCCCGCTCGGGGGCGGGGTTGCATATACTTATTAGTATTTAAGCGGCTTTGCGATTCATGCTTTCTAGCATGAACTCTTTGCGACATTTCATGTCTGCAACGATTTCATCCAGACGCTTCGCAAGCCTTAACATAGTGGTAATGCTTTCAAGTTTGGACATTTGATACTCCCGCTTGTGACAACAAGTAATTAGAAATTGGCTTTCTTTAACATCCTTGAGCTGCTTTCGCACATCTCAGGGTTTTTTAATTTGATATCGTTGATTAGCATTTGTGCGATTAGCAGAACCTGTTGCAGGTTCAGATCATTATGCTTTTTAGCTTCTTCACTTAAACCAATGATTATGGCATCTAACTCATCAAGTGACGGGTCAACGAGTTCGTGCAGTTTATCTATCCCCATCTGATCCAAGCTAGTTGTTACGAACTCAATGAGGCCAGTAACCGCCTTCTTGATGCTAAACAGTTGCTTTTCTTGGATAGATGCTTCTGCGTCGTGCTTCAACACGGCGCCAGTAAAATCGTGGGTCACTAATCATACTCCTTATATAGTACTGATCAAATGTTTTTTCAATGGGAATGGCCCATTTATCTTATGGGTAAGCATTTTGTGCCAAAGAAGAACAGTACTATATAGTGCGATCCCTTCGTACTACGTGCTTACTATATACACACAGATAACAATCGAATGCTATAGGTGTAGTGTAAAAATCATTCTAATTCTGTGATGTTTATACGTAAGTGTAGCCCATTATCTCGATAATAGGATGCACTCTATAGCGCACCACTAAAACGTATCCTCAGGCCACTGGGCTTTGATCACCTTCCCAATAATGCGGCAATTAATTCCGCACTCTAAGCTCTGGTAACGCGGGTTAGGGTTGAGTGGCTCAAGCCAAGGCTTACCATCTTCAATGACAAATCGCTTGAATGTCACAGCCGTGTCGTTATCAATCCCAGCAACACAATAATCGCCAGAAGCAACGTCCTCAGCAGGATCCACAAGGATTAGCATCCCTTCGGGAAAGCTAGGACGGCTGCCAGTTGGCGCTGTCATTGAGTGACCCTCAACAACAAGCCAGAAAGCCATGTCACTAGCCTTTTTGGTTGTGCCGATCCAGTCCTTAGCATCTTGCTCTGTGTAAGAACCAACTGCGCCGAATGACCCCGCCTGAACACTAGTGAATAGAGGGTATGAATACTGAGGTTCAGGAGGCAAGGTGTCTGGGTTTTCACCATGCTGTAAGCTGAATGTTCCATCAGTATTGAATACAGGATCTTTAATACCTAAACGATTAAAAATTGCCGAGATTTCTTGGAGTGTCGGCTGCCTTCTTCCGTTGAGCCAATGGCTAACCGCTCCCTTAGTAATTCCTAAGTGAACAGCGATATCTTCCTGTGTAACGCCTAGAGCCTTCATGCGCTCTTTGGCTAAGTCATACCATGTCATTTTCATAGCCTAATTATACATTCTGTATAGAACACTCTAAAGTCACAAACCGTATATATTCATTTGATGTTTTGGAATACGATATGTATACTTCCGATTAAATAAGGAGGAGTACATGAATAAATTGCGAGATATTCGCGAAGCCCTTGGGCTAACACAGTCAGAACTTGCTCAGTTGGCTGGCTGCACTCCAGGGACTATCAGCCACTATGAGACTGGGCGTCGCGGCATGGACATCAATCAATGTCGTCAGTTTGTCGGAATTTTTAACCGTTTAGGGGCAAGCGTCGGTTTGGATGACGTTTTTCCACCCAAAGCAGCTTAAGTAACACCGCTCTTTCCCCAACGGACATGAAGTCCTACGTCGCTGAAAAGCGAAATCCACACAAACAAATCACTTGTGGTCATCCCACGGGCTGATCACGTCTTTATTCAACACGGAAATTTTAATCAATGGAACATGCAAGTTATAGCAAGCGCATCAACGAAGTGGAGACAGAACTCCGCTGCCGGATGATGCAGAAGACTAACCGAGAGTTAGCAAAGCAAGCAGGGTGGCACGAATCGAAAGTAAGCCGCCTCAATATCCGCGACATGGCAACGATGTTCGTACTGCTAGAGAAGGTATGGGAAACCAGTTTGATTCGTGAGGTAGCGCGTCAGGCTGTGGAATCGGTATTGCCACAAAAGAAAAAGTCGCCAACTGCGGTAACAGCTGACGACTCTCAGATCACTATGACTTTCTAGTACTGGATCAATTCACAGGAGTAATTCTATGTCAAAACGTAGAAAAAGCAATAGAGAAGAGGAACGGCGTTACCCCGACTCTCCAGATGGTCTGGTTGTTGTTGCCTCTAATAACCGTGCTTTTGCAGAGCGGTTAACGGGGATCATTCGATTACGGCTGAAGGAGACGGAACATGTTAAGCGTCGTTAGAAATATTGATGACTACAGGCCACAGCATCAGGCCGTGGAGCAGAGAGTGGCGCAACTTGAAGATGGGTATGCCAAGCTGTCCAACATTCTTCTTGAGGCATATGCCGGTGCTGATATCACCAAGCGTCAATTCAAGGTTCTTCTGGCTATTCTGAGGAAAACTTATGGCTGGAATAAGCCGATGGACAGAATAAGCGACTCACAGATAGCTGAGATAGCTAACCTTCCGGTAAAACGCTGTAACGAAGCTAAGTTGGAACTGGTAAGAATGGGGCTCATTAAACAGCAAGGAGGCATGTTTGGGCCCAATAAAAACATAGATGAATGGTGTATCCCTCAAAACAAGGGGGAATCCCTCAAAATAGGGGATAAAAAATCCCTCAATTTAGGGGAGGGCAATCCCTCAAAACAGGGGGACACAAAAGACACTATACAAAATATAAAAGAAATACCCCCTAACCCCCTAACGGGTGTTAGCGAATCGCTCGTTAAACCAAAACGAAGAAAGGCCGAACGGATTGACTATGAAGCCTATCTCCATGTCTACAACGAAACCGTGGGGGAAAGACTACCTCACGCAATCGAAGCAAACGACGAACGGAAAAGAAAACTTCGTACTCTGATCAAATCCCTTAAGACTCCAAACATCGACGGATTTAGAGCATATGTAAAATCATTCATACATCTGGCGAGGCCGTTTCACTTTGGAGAGAACGATCGTGAGTGGGTGGCAGACTTTGACTACCTTCTGCGCCCTAAGACGCTGACAAAAATTAGAGAGGGAACGCTGTGATTAACCAAGAGATTGAAGCTAGCGTGATTGGTGGATTGCTTGTTGGCGGGTATACGTCCGATGCTAGTGATGTGTTAGCTACTCTAGATCCCGACGCATTTTCTATTGGACTGTACAGAGAAACGTTTAAAGAAATCCAGAGACAAGCGCGAACTAGGGGGATGATTGATGGATTAATGGTTGCGGAAGCGATGGGGGCTCAAAACTTTGCCAGTATCATGGAGACCCCTAGGAAGTGCCCGAGCGCGGCAAACCTAAAGGGATATGCCAACGTAGTAGCTGAATACCATCAGAGAAGAAAGATGCTAGAGCTGATGGAGCAGACTAAAGATCAGATTCTGAATGGAACATTGGAATCCTCAGCAAACGTAATAGACCGATTCATTTCCAACGCTTCTGAAATTTGTAAGCCTAGAGATGAAGTAAGGCCTATGCATATTTCTGACCTTCTAGATCCCTATGCCGAACTGCTTGAAAAAAGGCTAACAAACGGCGAGGAGTCTGACACTCTAAAGACTGGAATTGATGAGCTAGATGAAATCATGGGAGGTATTAACCCAGTCGATCTAGTCATAGTCGCCGCGAGGCCGGGTATGGGTAAAACAGAATTCGCGCTTAAAGTATCAGAAGGCGTTGCTTCACAGACAATTGCTGGGACAAAGCAAAAGCGCGGTGTCTTGATATTCAGCATGGAAATGGACTCTCAACAGGTTGTAGAGCGACAGTTAGCTGGTGCTAGCAGATTACCGGTGTCTCTCCTGAGAAAGCCAAGCCGGATGAATGATGAAGGTTGGGGGAAGGTATCTAATGGGATCAGAATGCTTCAAGGGCTAGATGTATGGGTGGTAGATGCTTCAAAGCTTAACGTAGAGCAGATACGTGCTATAGCGGAACGGCACAAGAGAAACTATCCAGCATTATCTCTAATCATGGTGGACTACTTGGGACTTATTGATAAACCTAAGGCAGACCGCAATGATCTTGCAATAGCCCACATTTCTGGAAGCTTAAAGAGAATGGCCAAAGATTTAAAAACGCCAGTTATGTCTTTAAGCCAGTTGTCACGTGATGTGGAAAAGAGACCAAAAGGACAGCGTAGGCCAACAAACGCTGACTTGAGAGACTCTGGAAGTATCGAACAAGACGCGGACTCTATCATCATGCTTTATCGAGAGGCAGTGTATGATGAGCAATCCCCCGCAGCACCATATGCAGAGATAATCGTTACTAAAAACAGGTTTGGTACGCTTGGAACGGTTTACCAGAGCTTTACTAATGGTCACTTCATGGAGTGCAACCAAGATGAAGCTCGAGGGAAATGTTCATCTAGTCGCAGTACAGAACAAACCTCACGCAGATATTCAAAAGGAGCTGATGTATGACCTTAAGACCTTTAGATGTTGAAAAATATCTAGCTCACGAAGAAGAGCTGAACAAGATTGTGAAATTTGAAGGTGATCACCTGATCATCACTATCCCAGATAATGACTTTGACGAGACTTATGACATTCCGTTGAGCAATTTAAAAACGGCTGAACATGTTGTTTCTTGGACTTTTCAACTAACCGAGAAAAACTGGATTACTAGGGATATCTTGAGGAAATTCATCAAAGAAGCCAGCAAGCATGCAGGTATAACGCTTTAACTTTAGTGCGGGGGACGCATGAAGCTTACGAATAACGCCGCTCTTGAAGCGGTTTTTTTGTGCCCAATTGGAGATAGTCATGACAAGTCGTGAACAGTTTGAAGCGTGGTTTCAAGACAGATATGCAGGCTTGCTTGAAGAGTCATACTTTAAGCTCGTTTGGGTTGTTGCGCTTGAGTCTTGGCAAGCAAGCCGCGAGGCGGTGGAGGTCGTGCTACCTCCGGCAATCAATACCGAAGAAATAGGCAGGGCCATCTCAAAAGAAAGAACTATGACCCGCCTTGCGTTGGCTGGCATCAAGGTTATCAAAGGAGAAAAAAAGAATGGCTAAATCTACAGACGTACACGACCTGTTAACCGCGTATCAAAAACAGGCTCGAAAAATACCTGCAAAGGGTGTTTATGCCTCAAGACGGCGTCAGATTGAAGTACAGGCGGCTCACGCACGCAAGGTTATGCGCAAGCGTCGCCGATCAGTCGGCAAGTCAAACAAGCTAGGTTTTCGCTTAACGGCGGAAATACGCGTAGCACTGATTTGCGATATGAATTTCTGGGCGTTGGTATGCCGCTCTAACCGACAGAATGGCATCAAGGTTAAGGGGGAGTGATGGAGCTGGCGTTTCAAATTTTATGCTGGGGTGCTGGCATTGCTGCTCTGCTATTTATCGCGGGATTGGCTGGAGAATCAGACCGCAAAGACTGCGAGGAGCGGATAGCTAAAGAGCTAAATACAACTGCTGTTTACATCAACAACCATTGCATGGTCAAAGGTTACGGCAGAGCAGACGGGAGGTAATTATGACCAAAAAGGTTTTCTACCTGAGAACCGAGCAAATCAGAAACCACGCCATCGAACAAATCAGAAACCTCCCGCTAGACCAGTCCAAGCCATACGAAATCGAACTATCCCCACCAAAGCGCACACTTTCTCAAAATCGGAAAATGTGGCCACTCTTGCATGACCTAGCTCAGCAGGTTGTTTGGTATGGGCAGAAGTACGATGAAGATGACTGGAAAGACCTCATTACCGCACTGGTCGCCAAGACCAAAAAAGAAGAGCAGCGAACTGCACCGGGTATCGGCGGCGGCGTTGTCATGTTTGGTCAGCGCACAAGCAAGATGAGAGTAAGCGAGATGATTGATGTTATTGAGGCTATCTACTGGTTCGGCTCGGAGCAGGGCGTGAAGTTTAGCGAAGAGTCATCGGCGGTAATGCGCTGGGCTCAACAACACAACAGGAGTTCAGCTGCATGAGCAAATACGACGATTTAGAGGCAACAGCCAGAAAAACGCTAAAGAGTTTGGAAGATGCGAAGAGCCAGAAAGAATGCGCTGAGTATCGACCTGTAATCTTTAATCCAGAAACCATCATTGAGTTAATCGAGATAGCGAAGGCCGCAGAGAATATGCTGCTCTCCACTAATCGCTGGGAGCAACAAACATTAGCTCTAAGACTGGCAAAGTTGTTGGGAAACCCGGTATTTATACTTTCGACCCAGAACCACCGGAGGCAGCATGAAGCGACAGCGAAGTCCGACACAAATAGCGATAGACAATTTAATCTTCAATAAATCCACTCCACGCAGTAAACCCCAACCCATATCAACAGTAACTTTCAACTACAGCGCCCACCTGCATGATGTGCGGTGGCTGAGAGTACGAGCGAGGAATAGACATGGCTAACCTTCGGAAAGAAGCTCAAGGCCGAGAATGCCAAGTGCGGTTGCCCGGCATATGTAACGGCAACAGTAAGACGGTAGTGCTAGCTCATTTTCGAATGGCTGGATTGTGCGGCGTAGGGATGAAGCCTAACGACCTATTCGGCGCTTGGGCATGCTCTGCATGTCACGACGAAATAGACCGCAGGACAAGACGCACAGACGCTGGTGAAGCGCATATGGCACACCTTGAAGGCGTAATACGAACTCAGGCCGCGCTGATTGCAGAGGGAAAGCTAAAACTATGAAGGAATACCGGCTAACACTGCCGTATCCGCCTAGCCTAAACACATATTGGCGACACGCAAGGCAACGGCACTACATCAGCGAGAAAGGCACAAAATACCGACAAAACATTATCACCATCATCCAGCAGCAAAACCTCGATATTCATACCACTTCCAGACTCAAATTCTCAATCACTGCCCACGTACCAGACAAACGCCGCCGAGATTTAGACAACTTGCAAAAGGCTGTCTTTGATTCGCTTGTGCATGCTGGATTCATGGAAGACGACGAGCAGATTGATGACTTCAGAGTACGGCGTGGTGAGATGGTGAAGGGCGGAAAGCTGGAAGTGGTCATTACCGAACTGGAGGGGATATGAATGCTGAAATCCGAACCATACCCGACATGCTAGTTGATACATACGGCAATCAGAGCGAGCTAGCACGACGCTTACACATCAACAGAGAAACCATATCTAAATACCTCAACGACAAAGAGGCCAAACACCACGCCATAGTAAACGGTGTATTCATGACAGCTCGCGGAGATTGTGGGAAGAACAGGTGGGGTAAGCGATGAACATAAGGCAGTTGGAACTCACCAAAGAGCAAATAGAAAGCATCCTTACTTATGATGCTCCTACTGGAGTTTTTAAATGGAAGGTTGACAGAGGACAGCGAGCAAAAGCTGGAGCGATAGCTGGAACTACTGCTAGTAATGGTTATTGCAGAATTAAAATCGACGGCAGGCTATATCAAGCCCATAGATTAGCATGGGTCATTATCAATAACTCAACACCTCCTAAAGAAATAGACCATATCAACGGCAATAAACTTGATAACCGCCCCTGCAATCTTCGAGCAGCCACAATGATCGGAAATCGCCAAAATACGTCAATTAGAAGGGATAACGTCAGTGGATTTAGAGGGGTTTCTTGGAATCCCATAGCAAAGAAATGGCGGGCTCGATGCAATGTTGATAAGCGTGAGTTTCTCATTGGTAACTTTGATTCAAAGTTAGAAGCCAAGATCGCCTATGAGAATTTTGCTAAGAAAAATTTCGGTGAATTTTATAGGGGGAATGCTGATGTTGATTAAAGAACTTAATTTAACGAAACCTCAGCATGATTGGATTAATGGCTGGCTGGAACTGTGGGGCGCATGGGTTTACTCGGGGCGATTAGAGAAGCGCATGAGCAGCGTTATAGCTCAATATATGGCAACAGTAGAGCCAAGCGGAACACCTAGCCGCCCAATGTGCAATGATGATGACGGAAAATTGATTTCTCAGGTCGTAGATTCCGTCATGTACATCGATAAAAGGGCTTTCGGTATCCTGCTTAGTTACTACTCACACGGTTCATCTCGCTACTCAATTGCAGTCTACATGCACAAGAGTGCAATTCCTCGCAAAACCCCAACTCGTGGTGGAAATCGGATGCGCCGACCATCGCTATCAACTTGTCGCAGAGAGGTGAATGAAGCTCTCGATGCATCACTGTTTATGCTCTATCAACCGCTACAAGATGCGTTTAAAAATCGCAAACGTGTAGCTAAAGTTCGAAAATTAGCATAATTGTGTTGACATCATTGAACAAATGAGCAATCATATTCACATATGCTGCTGCTTTTGCATTCAGCGTTCTAATCTAGCCCACTCCATGTGGGCTTTTTGCATTTAGCGTCATCCAAAACCAACCAACCGCACTCACACATCCTCTAGATTGGCATGGATACGGGTGACGCTATTCCCTACACACAATAAAAGCGCCGTTCCCTACGGGGAGGTGGATATGCGTATGCCAAACAAAGACCCGAGCTCATACGGTTTAGTCGTATGGGTTCTTATTGCTGCTATGTCCATTTATGGCGGCTTCGTTAAATACATCATCGATACAAAAACAAATAAGACGGCGTGGAGCTGGGTAGCTGCATTTGCTCAAGTTGCCGTATCTGGCTTTGCTGGATTGATTGGTGGACTGATCAGCATTGAGTCTGGGCTAAGTATTTATTACGTCCTAGTCGTCGCTGGAATGTCAGGGACGATGGGTAGTGTAGCGCTGTCATTTTTCTGGGAACGTATCACGGGGATGAGAAATGCAAATTAGTGATTTTCAGCAGGCCGCTGGCATCAGTGCTGATTTAGCGTCTCGATGGTTTCCGCACATTGACGCGGCAATGAAAGAATTTGGCATTACAGCGGCGACCGATCAGGCGATGTTTATTGCTCAGGTTGGTCATGAGTCAGGAAGTTTCAAGCAGACAGTCGAATCATTGAATTACACTCCGCAGGCTTTGCTTTCAACGTTCGGTAAGCGAGTAACATCTCAACAGGCTAATGAACTTGGCAGAACGCCAGCTCATCCAGCCAACCAACCGGCCATTGCTAATCTGGTTTACGGCGGTAGGATGGGAAATAAAGACGCAGGTGATGGTTGGAAATTCCGAGGGCGCGGACTGATTCAGATTACCGGTCAGGATAATTACCGCGCATGCGGTGCTGGTCTAAGGCTTGATTTGGTTTCCAATCCGGAGCTGCTGGAGAGTGATCAGCATGCAGCGCGTTCGGCGGCGTGGTTCTACGTAGCAAATGGCTGCTTAAAATATTCGGGCGACATTGAGAAAATCACGCGGATTATTAACGGCGGAACCAATGGCCTTGATGACCGTAAAGCTAGATACAGCAAAGCGCTATCGGTGTTGTCATGAGTAGAGTCACTACCGCACTCATCGCTGTGATAATGGCTCTATTGGTTGGTATGTGGTACATGACCAGCCGACTACAAACGGCAAACTCTAGTCTGAAAGAAATCACTCAAGTAGCCAATCAGCAGAAAGCAGACCTCGAAAACATCCAGCGTCAGCGGGTACAGGCAGCCGAACTGGATATCAAAGTCACTCAGGAATTAGCCAATGCAAAAAGTGAAATTGAGCGTCTGCGTACTGACCTTGGTAACGGGACTAAGCGGCTGCACATCGCGGCCAGTTGTCCAAAGCTGCCCGAAGCCACCGCCACCGCCAGCAAGCCTGATGCAGCCACCCCCAGCTATGATGCAGAGTTTGAACGCAATTATCTCAGTCTCGTCGAACGAATCGGACAATCCGAAATAATGATTAATGGATTGCAGAGATACATCAAATATCAATGTTTGAATTAAAGAGGATTTATGAGAGAAGCAAAACCGCAGGATGGTAGCACAGTAAAGGGCTATCGCACTTTAACATCAGGCGATATTGAAGTGATGAATCGTTTTAAGGAAATAAGCCGCCATTTCCTTAATCTGCTGGATACGGCTAAAGAAACTGGCGCTGATCCACGCTGGGTTGCTACGGCGAAAACGGAGATGCAAAAAGCCTGTATGTTCGCGTGCCGCTCGGTAGCGAAACCTGACGACGACTGCTAACTACATTGATTAACGGGTTACAGAGTTATATCCGCACCCAGTGTCTTAACTAGGGTGTCAAATATGAAGTAAAAATAATATTACTAGATGCCATTAATGAGCTACAGAGGCTGCCAACAATGAAAAGCTACATCGGAACAAAACAGATTAACGCAACACCCATGACGCGTGAGCAATACAACAACATTCGAGGCTGGGCAGTACCCAGTGATGAAAACCCTGAAGACACAGGATATCTCGTTGAATACCCTGATTCAGCATCAAACTGTGAGGGGTATGCTGGATATATTTCATGGTCACCGCAGGCTGTATTTGAGAAGTCGTACATGCCGACGGATGGACTAACCTTTGGTCTTGCGCTAGATGCGGTAAATCTGGGTAAACGTATTAGCCGCAAGGGATGGAATGGGAAGGGGCTTTACGTGTCTATTTGGCACTGCGATGAAATCAGTCACTCAATGTTACTGATATGCAACAATAATATTATGTCTACGTGGGTACCATCCAGTACTGACCTCTTTGCTTTTGATTGGATGATTGTCGAGTAATGCAGCAACAAACACCCAATAGAGCCTCACTTCGGTGGGGCTTTTTACATTCAGAGGAAATAAAATGGCTGCACCAATCATGAAGTATTTCGCATATGAACATCTTCCAGCTCATCTACAGGAAGTTAGCAAGCCAATCGGCGAGCTAGCAAAACTGATGGATGAGTCATTGGCTGATGGTGCTGAAAAATCAGCAGGTCTGCGCAAATTACTTGAAGCTAAAGATGCTCTGGTTCGCGCTAAGCTCGGCTAGGAATTACAGATCTATACCCACGCCCAGTACTTAAAATAATAGGAGGTGACCATGCGGGAAGAAGAGCTAAAAAGGCTTGAACCCTTAAATCTCCTGATTTATCAGGGTAAAGCATCCGTTACCACTTTATAGCCTCACTTCGGTGGGGCTTTTTTATATCTGCATTTCACCGCGCTTTCTCCGCGCAATAAAAAACCAAGAGCCTTTCGGGGTAGAGCTTGAGATAGGGCAGTGGTTATCGCTGACCGCTCTTGGGCTGCCTACATCTGGAGAACAGGCTCTATCACCAAAAGGTAATAGCGATATGAAACAGGAATTAGTGATACAGGAATTTGATTTCTCAAAAATGGTGATGGCCATTCAAGGTCAGGCGTTTACCACAAGCCAAAAGATAGCGGCCTACTTCGGGAAACGTCACGATAACGTGCTGAGGAAAATAAGGCAGGTTCGTGATGAGTGTCCTGATGAATTCGCCCAACTCAATTTTGAGGAGGCTGATTTCATTGATAAAAATGGCGAAACTCAGCCAATGTTCAAGCTAACTAAAGACGGATATATGCTGGTTGTCATGGGATTTACTGGCTCAGCGGCAACGCTAATTAAGGTTAGATATATTCAGGCATTCAACTGGATGGCAGATCAAATATGCCGCTGGAATGATATGGGCGAACAAGCTCAACATCGACATGCACTGAAAGTTGCTAAGTCTGAGGTTAAGGCAAGAATTGGAAGCAAGATGATGAACGCTAGAAAGCGAGAGAAAAAACTTCTCGCCATTGAGTTCGAGCAGATCCTATCGCTAACCCAGCCAAAGCTAATTTTTAACGAATGAATCATTCCACGTGTATCCATTACAAAGCGTCAAAGAATGGCGCTTGATAATGGCTTATCCCAACAACTGGAGCCAACCATGGCAGAGATTACAGCATTGACAGAATTACAGCAGATGAATCTTGAAATCCTTCGCTTAGTACAGAGCGATACCGCCGCGGCAGAAAAAGCGATCACATTTGTTAATGGTAGCAAGTTGAACTTTGAGTTATTCAAAGACCAGTTAGCGCTTGCCGCAGCCGAAACAACAGCTCTTGCTCGCACTGAGAAAGCTATCCGCGAAGCTAAAGAAGCATTAGACCTGTTCCCCACTGGAGCGTAATCATGGCAAAAACGAAGTGGCCAAAATTACCTAGGTTCTTCGTTCCATTATTCCACTGTGCCAACGTCTATCTTTGCCGGTCAAAAGAAGAGTGGGATTTGGCGTGCCTACATCTGGGAGTGGATGGGGGAGGTAACGAAGCGCTCGCTGGTGCAACGCAGACCTACCTCAATACAGAATCAGGCGAAAATCTTTATCTGATCGGCGTATTCAGTGGTGATATCGCTACTTTGGTTCATGAATGCGCTCACGTTTCATTCTATGTCTGTCGTGATGTGGGTGTAACAACTTACCCCAGCGACGCTAACGAAACCTACTGCTACATTCTTGACCGCATGTTCAGCCACTTTCTGCCATTTATTCAGGAACCAAAAACAGAAGGGAAGTAATTATTATGGCGACTGACCAAAAAAAAGGTCGCCCGACTGACTATACGCCAGAGGTAGCAGAAGATATCTGCAATCTGCTTATGTTGGGCGAAAGTTTGCGCTCTATTTGCAAGCGATCAGAAATGCCAGCAATTAGGACGGTTATGTACTGGCTGCAAAGGCACGAAGACTTTATGCAACAGTACGCACGCGCACGCGAGATTCAGGCCGAGCTTCTTGCTGAGGAAGTCATTGAGATTGCAGACGATAGTTCGGGCGATGTCATTGTTGATGATGACGGCAATGAGCAAACCAATCATGAACGGGTAGCCCGTTCCCGTCTCCGTGTAGATGCCCGCAAATGGTACGCATCAAAACTTTCTCCAAAGCGTTATGGAGATCGGATTCAACACGATCAGAAAATCACTATCACCGACCTCACCGACGAGGAACTGGACAAGCGTCTTATGGAGTTGACTAATGCACAGTCTGAGCCGGGAGGAGAAGCTTGAGCTCCTGAAAATACTTGAGGAGAAAAAGCGAAGAGAAAGTGTGTATCGGTATCGCAAATATTACGACACCCGTTATGTCTGGCAGCGTAAGTTCATTGCCGCCACCTCAGAGTATCGGCAGTGTGCTTTGATTGCTGCAAACCGTGTAGGAAAAACAGATACCGCAACCTACATCGACGCAATCCACCTGCTTGGTGAGTATCCAGAAGGATGGAAAGGCCACCGGTTTAATCACGCCCCCTTGATGTGGTGCCTAGGTTATTCTGGCGAAAAGTGCCGCGACCTGCTTCAAGCTGCAATCATCGGAAAGAAAGTTAACGGTGAGTTCACTGGCGGCCTGATCCCTCCAGATAGAATCGTCACAACAGAGCCGATGACCGGTACGCCGAATGCTGTTCGATCTGCTTACATCAGGCATTCCAGTGGTGACCTGAGCAAGGTTCAATTCTGGTCTTACACGCAGGGTCAGCATGCTCTGATGGGCGATGATATCGATTGGTTTCATATCGATGAAGAGCCAGAAGACCCGACAATTTACCCACAGGTGTTAACCCGTACCGCAACGGGTGATCAAGGTCGCGGCGGTCGAGGCATCCTGACGTTTACGCCGGAGAACGGGCGAACAGAGTTAGTCATTCAACTGCTTGATACTCCTGCCGAATCTCAGTTCTGCATGAATGTTGGTTGGGACGACGCCCCGCACCTGACAGAAGAAACCAAGAAGTCACTGCTAGAATCCTATCCGCCTCATCAGCGCGACATGCGTACAAAGGGTATCCCAATGCTTGGTCACGGTCGCATATTCGATTTCAGCGAAGAGACGATCACTTGTGAGCCATTCCCGATACCTAAGCATTACATGGTTATCGATGGCATGGACTTTGGTTGGGATCACCCGCAGAGTCGTATTCAACTGGCAATTGATATGGAGACTGAAACTTTCTACGTCACTAAGGCATGGAAGGCCAGCAAGACTTCTCCAGCAGAAGCGTGGGGCGCAACTAAGGCTTGGGCTAATAAGGTTCCTACGGCATGGCCTCAGGATGGATTACAGACGGAGAAGGGAAGTGGTCTGCAACAACGCGAGTATTACAAAGACGCCGGATTCCTGATGCTCCCAGAACCCGCCCAATGGCCTGATGGGTCTCGCTCTGTAGAGCCTGGATTATTCGAGTTGCACGATCTGATGAATACAGGTCGCTTCAAAGTCTTTGCTGGTCTACGTGATTGGTTCGAAGAGTTCAATTTCTACCATCGAGATGAGCGTGGACGCATCGTTAAGACGCGAGACGATCTATTAGATGCCACCAGATATGCCTACATGATGCGCCGGTTTGCCAAGCGATATGGCGACATTGGCGTAGTCAAAGAAAAGAAAATACCCGCACCTATTAAACCTGTCGCACGGAGAAGATGATGGCAGACAACGAACGTCTCAACTCCATTCTGTGTCAGTTCGACATTGACTGGTCGTCGGGAGATGAAGCCAGAACCGAGGCGACAAACGACCTTTACTTTAGTCGTGTGAGCCAGTGGGATGACTGGTTATCTGAATACACTACACTGCAATACCGTGGGCAATTTGATGTTGTTCGCCCAGTAGTCCGCAAGCTTGTTGCTGAGATGCGCAAGAACCCGATTGATGTTTTGTACCGCCCAAAAGATGGTGCCAGTCCTGACGCTGCTGATACGTTGATGGGGATGTATCGCACCGACATGCGCCACAATGCAGCACGTTCGGCAATTAATGTTGCTGTTCGCGAGCAGATTGAATGTGGAGTTGGTCACTGGAGGCTCGTTACTGAGTACGAAGACAACAATCTCACCAGCAGAAATCAGGTTATCCGTCGTCGACCGCTGCATGAGTCATGCTCTCATGTCGTGTGGGACTGTAACAGTAAAGAGCAGGACAAGAGTGACGCCAAACACTGTACCGTAATTCAGCCATTCAGTACGGAAGGTTGGAAGGTATTTGCTGAAGAAAACGATATCGACCCGGATATCTTTCCAACATTCCAGAGTCCTGATATGGGTTGGATGTTCCCATGGATTTCGAAGGATGTGGTTTACGTTGGCGAATATTACGAAGTAGAAGAGAAAAACGAAAAGGTATTCATCTATCTCGATCCGCTTACTGGTGAGCCTGTTAGTTATTACCAGCGCGACATCAAAGACGTCATTGATGACCTTGCCGACAAAGGCTTCGTAAAAGTAGCCGAGAAAAAGGTTAAGCGTCGGCGTGTCTACAAGTCGTTAATCACCTGCTCAGAAATCCTGAAAGACCGTGAGTTAATTGCAGGTGAGCATATACCAATTGTTCCAGCATATGGTGAGTGGGGATTTGCAGGAGACAAAGAGGTCTATGAAGGTGTTGTTCGTCTGACTAAAGACGGTCAGCGACTGCGCAACATGATCATGTCATTTAACGCTGACATCGTTGCCAGAACTCCGAAGAAGAAGCCTATCTTCTGGCCTGAGCAAATTGAAGGGTACGAGTACATGTATGGTGGTAATGACGACTACCCGTACTATCTGCTCAACCGTACAGACGAGAATAATGGCGACCTTCCTGTGCAGCCTATTTCGTACATGGAGAATCCAGAGGTTCCGCAGGCTAACGCATACATGCTTGAGGCAGCCACGGCAGCCGTAAAAGAAGTGGCAAGCCTTGGGGTTGACTCCGAAGCCGCAAACGGACAAGTAGCTTTCGATACAGTCAACCAACTGAACATGCGGGCCGATCTCGAGACCTACGTGTTTCAGGACAACCTCGCTACTGCATTCCGTCGAGATGGTGAGATTTACCAGTCGATGGTCAACGACATCTACGACGTGCCGCGCAACGTCACCGTTACGCTTGAGGATGGCACCGAGAAAGATGTGCAGGTGATGACTCAGACGGTTGACATGCAGTCTGGTGACGTCGTAACGCTCAACGATATTCGTGGTCGTTATGAGTGCTACACCGACACCGGTCCATCATTCCAGAGCATGAAGGAACAGAACCGCGCAGAGATTCAGGAGTTACTCACCAAGGTTCCTCAGGGAACACCAGAGTGGCAAATGCTATTGCTTCAATACTTCACGCTGCTTGACGGAAAAGGTGTCGAGATGATGCGCGAGTATGCCAATAAGCAGCTCGTCATGATGGGTCTGAAGAAACCAGAGACACCTGAAGAAATTGAGATGGTTCAACAGGCACAGCAGCAGCCTAAAGATCCATCTCCTGAGCAAATAGCCGCACAAGGCCAGATGCTTATGGGGCAGGCTGAGTTGATTAAGGCACAAAACCAACAGGCTCAGATTCAGGTTGATGCCGCCAAGGTTGAAAGCCAGAACCAACTTAACGCAGCCAAAGTTGCAGAAATATTCAACGACATGAATCTTGATAAGCAAGCTGAGTTCAGAGAATTCCTCAAGCTTATGGGGCAATTCCAACAGCAGCGTAGCGATGACGCACGTTATAACGCTGACTTGCTTCTCAAAGATGCAGACCAAACACATTCACAACGCATGGATTTCGCGAATCTATTGCGACAAGTTAAAACCCCCTCCGGCGGCGTAGCCGAGAATCCTCAATAAGAGAGAGTTAATCATGGAACAAACCACCGAAATTCAGGTAACTGAAGACCAACACCTGCCCGTCGATAACGCGGCGGCATCCGCTGTCGATACATCGCTAAATGCCAATAGCGAAGCTGGACAGGACGATGGATTTGAGATTGTCCTGAAAGACGATGAGAACAAACCAAAACAAGACCCGGAAACTAACGCGAAATTTGCACAGCGTCGCCTTGAACGTAAGCGTCAGCGTGAGCTCGAGCAGCAGGCTGAGGCAGTTAAGCGCGGAGAGTTGCCGGAGAACCTGCGGGTTAATCCTGAATTACCAGCCCAGCCAAACGCCAATGACTTCTTCTCTGATGAAGCGATGGAGAAATACGGTTGGGATAGCGGACGTGCTCAGGCTGCATTCCAGCAAGCTAATAATGAGTGGCTTATTAAGGCTCAGGATGCTCGCAGTAATGCTGTCGCAGAGCAGGGTCGTAAGACTCAGGAATATGCCCAGCAATCAGCGCAATACGTCGATGCTGCACGTAAGCACTATGACGCTGCGGAAAAGCTCAACATCCCTGATTACCAGGAGAAAGAAGACGCATTCATGCAAGTTGTGCCAGCGCCGGTAGCAACTGACATCATGCGCCTTTTCCCAGAGAAATCCGCAGCGCTCATGTATCACCTGGGGGCAAACCCAGAGAAAGCTCGCCAACTATTGGCGATGGACGGGCAGCAAGCGCTGATTGAACTCACTCGACTATCAGAACGTTTAACTCTCAAGCCTCGTAGCAAGCCAGTTTCTGAAGCGCCTAACCCTGATGAACCCATTCAGGGGCAAGCTGTTGCAGCCAATATTTCTGCACTTGAAAAGCAGATGAACGCCGCAGCGGCAAAAGGCGATGTAGAGAAATATCGCAAGCTAAAGGCTCAATTGAATAAAGGATCACGATAATGGCTTTGAACGAAGGTCAGGTTATTACTTACATGGTCGATGAGATCATCGAAACCGTGGAAAACTTAACTCCGATGGCTCAGCGCGTCGGTAAATACACACCTCCTGCTGGAGATATGCAGCGATCACAAAATACCGTGTGGATGCCACTTGAGCAGGAAGCACCGACTCAACAGGGTTGGGATTTAACAGACAAAGCAACTGGAATTCTCGAGTTGTCAGTAAAGTGCAATATGGGGCTTCCTGATAACGACTTTTTCACGTTGCGTGCGGATGATTTGCGTGATGAGCGGTCACTACGTCGCCGTATTGCCGCTTCTGGTCAGAAGTTGGCGAATAACGTTGAGAGTGCTATCGCTAAACAGGCTGTTGAGATGGGGTCTCTCGTTGTGTCCAGCCCATCCCCACTTGGCACTGCTAATTCAGGATGGGATTTTATTTCCGAGGCTGAATCTCTTGTATTCTCACGAGAATTGAATCGCAGTTCTGGGTTGTCATTTTTCTTCAATCCAGAAGACTATCGCGGTGCTGGTCAGGATTTGGCTGGTAAAGATTTTTATGGACGCATTCCTGAGGATGCTTATAAATCAGGAACAATCCAACGTCAGGTCGCTGGGTTTAATGAAGTATTGCGCTCTCCGAAAATGCCAACACTAACGGCATCCACTGCAACTGGAATTACCGTGTCTGGTGCGCAAAAGTTTAAGCCTCAGGCATGGGTAGCAGATGCTGATGGAAACCGTGAGAACGTGGACAACCGTACAGCTACGGTAACATTAAGCTCTGGTACTGGATTTAAGCGAGGAGACAAGATTTCATTTACTGGCGTCAAGTTCCTTTCTCAGATGGCTAAAAACGTCCTGACGCAGGACGCGACATTCTCAATTGTCGCTGTTAATGGCGCTCAGGTGACTATTACACCTAAACCAGTAGCTCTGGATGATGCAGATTTGCTGCCTGAAGAACGTGCATACGCAAACGTAAATACATCACTAGCTAACAACATGGCGGTGAAGGTTATTAACACCACCACGGCGCAATCTAATGTGTTCTGGGCTGATGATTCTATCCGCCTGGTATCACAGCCAATCCCAATTAATCATGAATTGTTCTCTGGTATGAAAACTCAAAGCTTCTCAATCCCAAATGTTGGGCTTAATGGAGTCGTTGCGTATCAGGGCGATATCAACACACTGTCTGGTAAGTGCCGAATTGCACTGTGGTACTCGCCAACTGCTGTGCGGCCTGAAGCTATTGGTGTTGGTCTGGCTAACCAGATAGCGCCGTAACAAGAATGGGGCTTCGGCCCCATATCTTTTGGAGAATGTTATGTCACAGATGGTGTTTCGCCGCGGTAATGCAGAAAAATGGAAAGGGGTCGGTTATGACTTCAAAATTATTAGCGAAGAAGAAATTCAGGAATATATCGATGCGGGTTGGTTTGCACACCCAGACGACCTACTGAATTATTCTACAGAGCCAGAGCCAGAGCCAGAGCCAGAGCCAGAAGTGAAAGAGCGTAAAAAGCCGGGGCCAAAACCTAAGGCGGCAACAGATGAATCTAACAACTAAAGGCGACCTCGTTCTCGCCGCGCTGCGCAAACTCGGTGTCGCATCTAACGCTACGTTAACCGATGTAGAACCTCAGTCTATGGAAGACGGAGTTAACGACCTTGAGATGATGATGTCTGAGTGGCTAGGTGGAGAGGATTCCCCTGGTATCAGTATTGGGTACATATTTTCTGATCCTGATATTGCCCCAGAGACAGGTGATGACCACGGGTTAGCGAACAATGCTATCAGCCCAGTAATTTTCAATCTCGCATGCCGAATAGCTCCAGATTATGGGATGGAAGCCAGTGCAAAAATTATCACTACGGCACGCTACGGGAAAGAAAGGCTTATCAAGCTGTCAGCAATGACAAGAGCCCAGAGCGCGAAATGTAAGTCCGGTTATCCAAATCGAATGCCAATTGGATCTGGGAACAGGCTTGCTACATATAACGGATGGCATTTTTTCCATCGCAAGGATAAATGCAATAACGGGAGCGAATAATGCCGATTCAGCAGCTTCCATTAATAAAAGGCGTGGGAAAGAACTTCAGGACCGCCGATTACATCGACTACCTGCCAGTTAATCTTTTAGCAACACCGAAAGAAGTGCTAAATTCATCAGGCTATTTACGCTCCTTCCCCGGCATAACGAAGTTATCAGACGTTGCTGGCACATCTAGAGGTGCCGAGTACAACACCTCTCAGAATGCTGTATATCGCGTTATGGGTGGCAAGTTGTACCGGTCGGATTCCGCTGTTGGTGATGTTGCCGGTTCGTCTCGCGTATCTCTGGCCCACGGGCGCACGTCTCAGGCTGTTTGTGTTAATGGCAATGTCGTCGAATATCGCTACGACGGAACAGTGAAGACGATCGCCAACTGGCCTGTAAGTAGTGGCTATACCCAATATGACCTTGGTTCTGCTCGTGATGTAACTCGCTTGCGTGGTAGATACGCTTGGGCTAAAGAAGGATCTGACTCTTGGTTTATCTCTGACCTAGAAGATGAATCTCATCCAGACCGATATTCTGCAGAGTACCGTGCTGAATCACAACCTGATGGAATTATTGGTATCGGGACGTGGCGTGATTTTATTGTTTGCTTTGGGTCATCAACAACTGAGTATTTCACTCTCACTGGTTCTACGACAGTTGGAGCTGCATTATATGTGGCAAACCCTGCATACACGGTTCAGAAGGGAATTGCTGGAACTCATTGCAAATGCGCATTTATGGATGCTTATGCGATCATAAGCAACCAAGCAAATGGTGCCCCGTCTGTATATATAATCGATTCAGGAAGAGCCACCACGATAGCAACATCGAGTATTGAGAAGATTATCCGCGAGTACACTGCTGATGAACTTGCAACGGCTTTTATGGAGTCATTGCGTTTCGACTCCCACGAACTTTTAATTATTCATCTTCCTCGCCATGTTCTGGTATATGACGGTTCAGCATCTCAGAACGGTCCACAGTGGTGCATCCTAAAGACCGGACTGTATGACGATGCGTACAGAGCTATAGACTTCATGTTCGAAGGTAATTCGATCACCTGTGGAGATAAACTTGAAGCGGTGAAAGGTGTTCTCCAGTTCGATATTTCAAGTCAGTATGAAAAACAGCAAGAGCACTTGTTGTTCACTCCGCTTTTCAAGGCTGATAACGCCAGAGTGTTTGACTTCGAGGTTGAATCATCAACCGGCGTTTCTCAATACGCTGACCGGTTATTTCTTTCTGCAACCACTGACGGTATCAATTATGGACGTGAGCAGATGATTGAGCAGAACTCACCATTTGTTTATGACATGCGTGTTATCTGGAAAAGGGTTGGACGTATTCGGAAGAATATAGGTTTCAAAATTCGCATCATCACCAAGTCACCTGTCACGTTATCTGGCGCACAAATAAGGATTGAGTGATGGCTGATGACTCATTAAAAGACCCCGTGAGAGTGAGTGCAATAGGGATTAGTGCATCATCATTGCCTATAGGAATTAACCCAGCTTATCAGCAATACATTCTCTCTCAAGCTACAGAATTCACCAATGTTGCAGGGAAGGCAAATGAGGCAGGACAAGGTGCTTATGATGCACAGGTGAAAAATGAAGAACAAGATGTGGAGCTTTCTGATCATGATGCACGCATCACCGCTAACACAAACGCCATACAGCTTGTAGAGGTTCGCCTTACTACCGCAGAGGGGAAGATAGTAGTCCTGCGTAGCGATGTTGATTACCTGCTTGGTGAGGTTATCGATATTCAGGCCAATATCGTATCCATCCAGACAGATGTAGATAATTTGCAAACCTCTGTTACCGATATCCAGAACGACTACGTATCTAAAACAGTCACCACATTACAGACGCTGGCATCTCCCATCAATGTGACAACATCATATTCAGTTGATGGTACTAAAGTCATTGGGCCGCGGCAGACTGGATGGACGGCAGGAACAGGTACGGCGCTTCTCGGCGCGTTCAACGCAAGCCAGACGTATACGGTCAGTGCCACATACACGCAATCTGAAGTGTCCTCTATGGCTACCGGATTACAGCAGGCACGGCAGCGTATCAAAGCTCTTGAAGACGCATTGAGAACACATGGGTTAATTAACTGAGATAAATATGGAATTACGAATAATTTCTGATCCTATCAGGCTTGCTGAATTTCTTAATAACTCAGAAACCACAGGGAATATTGTTGATAGCTGTGATCAATACTTCATTAAACCTGATGCTTTGTACGTAGGGGTTTATGAGGGCTATTTGCTAGTAGGCGTTCATGAGGTTAGAAACTTTTGGCACACGGTAGTTGAGGTGCATCCAATTTATGACCGAGGATTTCGTGGGAAATATGCAATCGAAGGCCATCGCCTTTTCTTTCAGTGGTTATTAAAAAACTCAACATTCACAAATATTATCACTATGGTTCCTGACACAACCAGATATGGAGCGGTGGCTGCTGTAAGAGTTGGTGGAGTTCGGGTCGGACATCTTGATGATGCTTATATAAGTTATGGAAAGCCTATCGGCGTAACCATTTATCAAATGACACGAAGGCGTTGCGAGGAATTATACAATGTTGATCTTTCAGATATTAAACAAGCACCTGTTCAACGCGGTGTATGAAAAGGGCGGCGGCGACGGTGGGGCATCAAAGGCTCAAGCCAATGCAATTAACAAGCAGACTGATTTGCAGCGCGAGCAGTGGCAAACAGTAATGAATGGGCTTGCTCCATTCACTCCATTGGCTCAGCAATATATCTCACAACTTCAAGGACTTTCATCGCTAGATGGTCAAAACCAAGCACTTAGCCAGTATTACAACTCTGATCAGTACAAAGGACTAGCTGACCAAGCAAGATATCAATCACTGAGTTCTGCAGAGGCTACTGGAGGATTGGGGTCAACAGCAACGGGTAATCAGCTCGCGGCTATCGCACCAACCCTTGGGCAGAATTGGTTAAGTGGGCAAATGAATAATTATCAAAACTTAGCAAATATTGGGCTTGGTGCTCTTCAGGGGCAGGCTAATGCTGGGCAAAGCTACGCTAATAACATGGGTTCAATTTATCAGCAGCAAGCATCATTAGCGGCGGCAAACGCGAATAAGCCATCAGGATTTCAATCTGCACTTGGTGGTGGCCTAGCAGGTGCTAGTGCAGGTATGTTTATCGGTGGCCCATGGGGGGCTGCAATTGGCGGCGGCCTAGGTGCGCTTGGATCACTTTTCTAGGGTGAAATTATGGCAACTTGGCAGCAAGGCATAAACTCTGGCGGCTTTCTGGCTGGCATTGGTCAGAACAACCAGAACGCACCGAGTGCAAGGGATGCAGACACAGCTCTCGCATACATCCGTCAGAACAATGAAGATGACCGTTCTGGTAGAAATAACGTAGGGCTACAGGCATTACAGGGCATTGGCTCAGTAATGGATATCTACAAGCAGAAAGAGCAACAACAGCGCCAGCAGGAATTCCAACAGGCTTACGGTAATGCATACGCATCAGGTGATCGTAATGCGATTCGGCAACTAGCATCCCAATACCCTGACCAGATTGAAGCAGTTCGCAACGGCATGAAGTTTGTCGACGATGATCAGCGGTCAACGGTTGGTAACCTTGCCGCCGGTGCACGACTTGCCTCATCGTCTCCTGAGGCAATGGGAGCATGGTTGCAAAACAATGCGGCCGACCTTCAGAGAGTGGGATTGGATGCGCAGGACGTTGCTCAGATGTATCAGCAAAACCCGCAACAGTTTGGTGAATTTGCAGATCATCTCGGGATGTCTGCTTTAGGTCCAGATAAGTATTTTGATGTGCAGGACAAGATTGTCGGGCGTGCAATTGATCGTGACAAGCTAAGCGAAACAGTCCGCAGCAATAAAGCCGGAGAGGGGCTACAGGCTCGTGGTCAGAACATTACGATGCGCGGTCAGGATATTTCAGCATCAACTGCACGGCGTGGTCAAGATATGGCAAGTCAACGAGCAGGGTCACGTGGCGATGCTGGACAAGGTGAGCGAGTCGTCCAATTGGCTGATGGAAGAACCGTAAACATCGGCGGGAAACTACACGGATCAGGCGCCAACGCATTTTATGAGGGAATTGATAATACAGGGAATATGGTTCGTGTCCCTGCTAGCGCCATTGCGGCACCAGCAACGTCAGCGGCTAGCGCTCAGAATTACGCGATGAAGAAAGACCTCGATGCAATTCTAAACTCATCATCGGACAAATTAGGATTCATGACCGGTTTAACAGGCGGGAATGGCTCCCCGTCTTGGGATGCAGAGGCTAGGAGTCGTCTTGGAGGTGGCGATCAGCGTCAGCTATTCAATGCCACTAAGCGAATTCAGGGAAAAATGCAGAATCAGGGTATTGCAGCCGCACGTGATATGGGTGCATCCGGTATCAACACCGTTGCAGAGGCCAAGATGTACTTTCAGGGGATGCCTCAGGTCGATTACTCCAGTCCGGAAGCAATGCAGCAATCTCTGCGAGATATCCAACAATATACCGACAATTACAATCAGCAGTATCAGGTTGATGTTGGGAATGGTAGGAATCGTCAGCAGTCAACACAACCAGCAGCACAACAAACAACGCAACCAAAAACTTCTGACTACCAGTCTCTATGGGGTGATTAATGGCTAAGGCATGGAAAGATGTTATTGCCTCTCAGCAGTATCAGGCATTAGCACCAGAGCAGAAAGCACAGGCGCAGGAGCAATACTTCAATGAAGTAGTAGCTCCGCAAGCCGGAAACGATGCAGAACAGGCCAAGCAGGCTTTCTATGCTGCGTATCCAAAAGGTCTTTTAGAAAAAGGCAATATCGACATCCACAATCGCCCTGTTGTTAAAAATCCTGATGGCAGCATTAGCACAGTGCGCAGCATGTCCACCAACATCGATGGCAGGGAAGTGCTGATACCAACTGTTAGTGATGACGGTAGAATCATGTCAGATGATGAAGCTATTGATAACTTCATGAGGACTGGCAAGCATCTTGGGATGTTTGATAATCCAGATGATGCCACTGCATATGCAGAGAGTCTGCATAATCAACAGGCAGATGAATATCTGCCAAGGCAGAATCAACCACAGCAACAGCCAGCTCAACAGCCACAAAAAACATCACAGCCACAGCAAGAGCAATCTCTATTGCAGAGCGTAGAACAAGCTGGTCGTGGTCTAGTCAATATTCCATTTGACGTATTGCAGGGTGGAGCAAGCCTTATAAATGCAATCAGTCAGGGATTGGGCGGGCCACGTGTTCTTGATGATGTATATCGTCCAGTAGATAGACCAACTGATCCATACGCTCAAGCAGGTGAGACTATCGGAGGCTATCTTGTTCCGGGTGCTGGAGTGGCTGGGAATATGGCTATTGGCTCAGTGGCTGAGGCAGCAAATCAGCAGGGAGATTTCGCGCAGAATGTGGCACAGAACGCCGCGATTAACCTCGGAGCGCATGGGCTATTAACTGGCGTAGCAAATGGCGTTAGGGGAGTAGCAAGAAGTGTTCGTGGGACAAGTTCATCGCAACCGGTTCAGACTGCCAAAATAGCAACGAACCAAGTGGTACCACCATCTATTGAAAATCAGGCAAAACAGGCTGAGGTCGCGAGAGCAAAGCAAGGGATTACAGATACGATAAACCCAAGACCAACAGAAGAAGCTGTTAGGAGCATGTCATCTCAGCGTGACCCAAATCTAGCATCATCGCTTGATAGTCTAGATATACGCCCTCAACAAGATGTAGTTCAGGCCGCGGATAGATTGGGAGTTAACTCTTTACTACCGTCACACATTTCAGGAAATGAGCAATATCAAGCTGTTGAACAAGCAATTAAATCAAGAACAGGATCCGCTCTCAAAGTTCAAGAAAATGAAGCAATAAGAGAGCTAGCGTCTAGTGCTGGAAAAATAATTGATGATGTGGCTGGCGCACCAGATGCTCTTGGTATGGGGGAGAAATTTATAGATACAGTGAACGCAAGGATGTCCGCACTTCAGAGAAGAAGTGATCAACTATACCGAACTGTTGATAAAGCCATGCCACCGGCAACAGTAATTGAGGCTCCTAACACAAAGAATATGCTACAGGGTGTAGCGGATGAACTTGGTGGGGCAAAAAATCTTGACCCAATAGAAAAGAGGGTGTTCCAGGCTATCACCCCGGGTGAAAAAGATGTACTTACTTATGCAAACCTCAACAAGCAGCGCAGGCTAGTTGGTGAGGCGCTGCATAAGAATAGTGGTCCATACAAAGATGCAGACCGTGCTGCTTTATCTCGTTTATATGGGTCATTGGCTGATGATCAAAAAGCGGCATTATCTGGAACTGAATCATTGAGAGAGTTCGAAGTTGCACAGCGACTGGTCCAGATGCGCAAAACAATGGAAGAGCAGATGGTTAATCTCCGAGGGAAGACCCTTAATGGCGACGTGACGTATAAGGCAACCAACGCGCTTCAGGCAATGGCAAAGGGAAATGGTAAGGGGTTCAGGGAGTTGATGAGCAACACCCCATCCCGACAGCTCAGGTCTGAACTCGTTGGCGTCGGACTTAGGGATATGCTTTCGGCTGGAAAGCGGGGCGCTGATTTCAATCCAGCTGGTTTTGCAGATTGGTATCAGAATATGCAGTCAACTGGGCAACTTCGCTCGTTAGCTCAACACCTCCCCGCTGGAACCATGTCTGGGTTGAATGACGTTTATAAGGTTGCAAGAGCTATAAAGAACGCGAAGTCCCATGAGGTCACGACTGGAAAGTTAAATGAGTTTGTTCGCAGATTCAACCGAGTGACTTCTGGTCACGAACTGGCGGCCAATAATGCTCAGAGGATAGTGACTATGATTGGGTCGTATGGCGGGCCTCTTGGAGCGGTAGCAGGATCTGAAATAGGGCAGCGACTTGCAACTAAGGTTCGATCAGCAGGAGGTGGGAAGTCCGCAGAGGCCGCAGAGAAGTTAATTAGTTCACCTGAGTTTCAACGGGCCGCGAGGATGGTAAAAGAGAAAGTACCAGCACACGAGGTTGATAGTACTATCAGAAAATCAGAACAATGGCGTTCATTTTACGACTCTCTTCCAGATGGAACAAAACGCACAATATCAAGAATGGGTATTATGTATTTCCTTGGTAGTTACGACGATGAGCAACAATAAGTTCATTTCCGGATAAAGAAGCCACTCAGTAATAACAACATAAAATAACCTACCTTAATGCTGCGCAAGTTTAGCTTGTGCGGCATTGCTACGTCTGGAGCAAAGTAAATGTCAGAAATCTTAGCCAATGTTGTAGTGAGCATGCCAAGTCAACTCTTCACCTTGGCCCGCTCATTTAAAGCAAATGCCAACGGAAAAATTTACATTGGTCAGATTGACACTGATCCGGTAAATCCTGCAAACCAGATTCAAGTATATATTGAGAACGAAGACGGATCGCACGTTCCTATTGCACAGCCAATTGTGATTAATTCGGGTGGATTCCCCGTATACAATGGCCAGATTGCAAAGTTTGTTACCGTCCAAGGCCACTCAATGGCTGTGTATGATTCATATGGTGCTCAGCAGTTCTACTTCCCTAATGTTTTGAAATATGATCCAGACCAACTTGAATACCGACTTTCTCAACCAACTGGTGCATCGATTGTAGGCGTAATGCCACATGGAACTCTTCAGGATGCTATGAAGTGGGTAACGCCGGAGATGTTCTCAGGTGCTAATGATTCAGAGAAATTACAAGCAGCGGTTAACTACGCAGCAGCTAATAAATTAAAATTAGTTGCGAGTGGGACATATGACATAACAACGCCAATCACAGTGCCTGATGACTTGGTTATTGACGCAAGTAATGGTGAGTTTACCTTCAATGCCGTTGACTACATTTTCCATCCGTTGGGCGCTGATTCGTTTGAGCTACATGGTGGGAAATACAGTGCTAGCTCATATCATACAGATAGACCTCAGATTGTTTTTAACGACTACCCTGATGGGAGAGAAAACTTTCCATCACGAGTAGTCATTAAGGACACCCAAAGCTTTAACTGTGGGATAGCGTACCTACTTGTTAATTGCGAGAAAAACTCTAACTATTTAAATATCGATGGGAACTGGGTAGTTTCTGATGATCTTACTGATACCTATGTTTCTGGTATCGGAATCCCAGATAATAGAGCTAAAGCATATTTATCAATTATTGGAGAGTCATCTACATCAGTAAACATAGGAGTTAAGAGAGCTCCAATGTGGAACATAACCAATAACTCATTTGATGTATTCATGCAATCCGGATACAACATGGATATAGTCAAAATAGGAGGATCTACAATTGGTGGTTCATCCTGTGGAAACATGTTCAAAAATAGAAATACCGAGAGTTTCTCAGAAGTAGATACTTTCACTGGTGGTATGGAAGTTACCTTTTCTAATAATAGATTTAAAAATATTAGCTTTAAGTTGGAGACGCTTAGAATATCTGGAGGAAACAGGATTGGTGAGGGCGGGAGAAGTGTAATAAGTAATAACGTGATGCATTTTTCTAAAAACCCATTGATGGATTATGGTATGTGGCTATTGTCACCACAATTATCTGTAAGCGGCAATGTGATTTATTACGAAGGAGCTGACACACCATCATCTCAAAGGCCATTCACGGGAATATATTTCAGAGAGGGTGATGATATAAACACACCTAACTATGGAGGACTACCACCAAGATTGTGCACGGTGTCAAACAATACAATAAATATTATAACAGGTGCAATAAGCAAGGATATAAGAGTCCAGTCAATAAATACATCTGAAATTGAAGCTTGCACCCTCACAGGGAATACGCTGCTTGGTGGAAATCCACAAATATTTTCGAATAGAAAAGCAAACATGAGGAATGTTTGGACTGGAAACTATATTGCATCATCTCAATTTGATGGGAATGATATTTATAGAATGCAGTCGCAAATGGTTGGCGCTGGGAATTATGTTGGTTCAGGAACTAACTTTAATAACACCCCATCAGCAAAAGTAACGCAAGCTATACCAGCTCAGGCTAATGGATCTACGCTTTATGTTAATCTTCTTCAAACATTTGATATTCCTAGTAATAACACAAAATCTCTTTATGTTTTGACAGTTGTTACAAGTAGCGCCGACTTAACCAATAGACAGGTGTTCATGATATCCTCAGGTCTTCACGATGCTCAAGTTTCTCTACCATGTCTTGACTCAAGATTTGATCGTGATAGTAATGACCCAGCAAAAGGCCAGTATGTATTTAAATTGCAATGGACTTCAGCGAACACGATGCAGTTAGTTGCAAACAAGCCTTACCTGTCAACATCTACACCACCGACGAAGGTGGAATATATGATTACAGCAATAACCGCAAACTTGCTTTAAAGGTTAAGCCCACCATCTAGGTGGGCTATTTTTTCAGTATAAATTATAGTTTTTCATTATTTCACTCCAAACTTTTTCAGATGCGTATTTTGTGAAGTGTACCGTATCTGAGTATATTACATTACCATCTGCATCTACTGCTGGGCATAAGCCATCATGGCATATGTAATCATTAATATTTATTGTTTTAACATTTTTATTTTTCAAAAGCTTTTTTTCTATTAGCTTATTTATTGAATTAAACTCTGATCCTTCTATCTTTTTAGATAGCATGTCTCTGCATGGTTGGTATACATATGATGGCCTAAGTATGCAACTAACCGCTCCTCCAATGCTATCCGTTCCGCTAGTTCCTAGAGCGACATACATCTTCCCTTTTATTTTTGATGAAATATCATCTATATTTTTAACTATAAAGCTTGCATAATCATCATCTGTTTCAAATTTAACTTTATTAGCAGAGACATCACCAATAAGATCCCTATAACCTATCCATCTCTGAGCGTAGAAAACAGGTATGTCATGTGATGATGCGTATTTTATGAAGTTATTATAGTTGTTAAAGCACTCTAACCCTGGCTTTCCTTTCCATAATCTAGTGTACTCTTTTGACATAAAGCAACCATCAGCAAAAAAACCAATAGCAGATCGACCCATTGATTTCATTTTCTCTGAAACTGAAAGTGAGTATTGTCTAGCAAGGCTATCACCAACAATTATAATGCTAGGTGATGATGACTTATCTCCAAGGATAACCTCTCCCTGAGGAGTATCTCCACCGCCAAAATTTTGATTGTGGAATGTTTTATCATCAACAAAACCAAATGCTGACTTGTCCGTTATTCTACTTGGAATCCCGTTTTTTAATAAAGAAAACGAAAATGAAAACAAAATGGCAAAAGAAAAAGCATAGAATAAATAAGAATTTTTATTAAAGCTGAATATCTTTATTTTTCTGAATCTATTTTCAATAAAAACATACATAAGATACCCAACAAACAAAGATGAAGCAATTATTAAAAACTTATCTGATATTGATGGTTCTTTGGATGACCAATACTTAAAGAATATAATTATAGGCCAGTGAATCAAATAAACAGAGTATGATATTAACCCGACGCCAACGCTAGCTCTGTTATTTATTACAAACCCGCAATATTTAGCATCATGAGACAAAATGCACAAAACTGCGCCAGCAACTGGAAGCATTGCATTAATGCCAGGGAAAGGTGTCATTGATGAGTATGTGAATGCAGGGATTACTATCATCAATAATCCTGCAAACATCATGATCTCTTTGTACTTTTCGCTTAATTTTACCTTCTTAGAAATGAAGAAAGCGACCCCACCGAACCCTAGCTCAAATACCCTGAAAGGCATAAGGTAGTAAGCCTCTACCTGCATGTTTGTTATAGCCCAC